GATTACTGGTGCGAATACTGCGCTGGTGATAATGCTGACTACTGTGATGATTGCGATAACTATTATGCGGAAGGGTGTACTGATTGCTTCCAAGAGCCAGACACTATCCACGATTATAGTTACCGACCTGACCTCATCTTCCACACTACCGAAGGCAACGAACGTCTGTTCTTTGGTATGGAGATAGAGTTAGAATGTCGTAATGGTAGGTACGACCCTGCCGAATATGCTGGTAGACTAGAAGAATACGACCTAGCCTATCTTAAAGGTGATGGCTCTCTCAATGATGGCTTTGAGATAGTTACACACCCTATGACCCACGACTTCTTCAAGAATGAAGCCACCGAGTTCTGGAATACACTTGATGTATTGCGGAACCAATACAGGGTTATGACTTGGGGTACCAGTACCGCAGGTATTCATATCCATATCTCACGTACTGGATTTAAGGGTGGTCCACATATGCACCGCTTCTTGAACCTTGTCTATAGTAATGAGTCATTGTATTCTACTATTGCTGGGCGTGAGTCTAGTCGGTGGGCTAAGTTTGATGATGTGCTAGAAAATACTCTCGCACTTGATGAGTATGGAAATCGCACGTGGAAAACTCACCGCGGCTTTGCCAAGAAGATAACCCAAGGTAGCAATACCGATAGGTACTCCGCCGTCAACACCCAGAACCGAGATACTCTAGAGTTACGTATCTTCAAGAGTACCACCAAGCCTGAACGTATTAAGGCTTATATGGACTTAGCACACGCCAGTGTTGAGTACACTAGAAATCTAACCCTGCAACAAGTTAAAGATGGAGCGCTATCCGATATCGCTTTCGTTACATACGTACGAGAGAATGGTTCTCTCTACGAACACCTAGTCGGACTCCTTGACCAACTAGGTTTTACTGCCGTTCGGTTAACCGAACAGAATGTGAGTGAATAGCCTATGTGTCTCCTCGTAGTAGCCTCGCCTAACTCAACACCCAAGAAGAAAGACCTTGAGTGTGCCTCTTGTAATAACCCGCACGGCTTCGGCTTTGCTGTGATAACTCCTACTGGTATCGTTACTGGTAAGGGTATGTCCTCTAAGAAAATCATCAAGCAATTCTTAGAGGTGCGTAAAGAATTCCCTAATAGTTACGCTATGTTCCACGCACGTTATGCAACGCACGGCGTAAAGAATGATGATAACTGCCACCCGTTTAAGGTGCCTAGTAATCCAGATACTTATCTGGCACACAATGGTATCCTTGACATAGACATCAAGGCTGGCGACAGACGTAGCGATACGCGTATCTTTGCAGAAGATACCTTACCTGCTATGGGTGGTGTCGCTGCGCTAGATGATGCACACGTCTGGGCTATGGTTAGCAAGTGGTCTAGTGGTAGCAAGATAGTTATCTTCACGCTAGACCCTGCTGCCAAGGATAACTGCTACATCATTAACGAGTCCGCTGGTCATTGGGATAATGACGGAATGTGGTGGTCTAACAGTACCTATCTAGCGTCTACTTGGTCGTCATCATATCTGACCAAGCCCAGTAATACTAGCAGCGCTGACGCCATCTGGGTAGATACAGAGTGCGCTGCTTGCGGTGCTATGCCATTCGAAGATGGTAATCCATACTACTGCGAGATGTGCTACGCTTGCTTTGATTGTACTGGTATGTATGGCGACAGTTGTATGTGCTATACACCAGAACGCACGAAGGCTCAATACACACTAGGAGAAAGGGATTGGTGGAATGATGGAAAATCTTACCAATGGAAGCGATAGCCATTCGGTTAACCGAATAGCCGACACAAACAAAATCACAATCGTCGACCCCATCTGGGGGCAGAGGGTTGCTAACTGGATTACTATTACGGAAACCGATACAGACGGACACGTAATTTATGGTCCATTTGATAGCCAAGAATACGCCTTAATATGGGCAAAGCAGTTAATAAATGCGAGTATAGAACCAGTCTATACTCCAGCGTACAATAGGGGGTAATATGTCAACCGAACAGCGAGAACAGTTGCGTGAAGTCCTTATCGACTACTTGCAACTACTCACATCTACAACTGGGTTGTATACTCAGGAGCACGAAGCAAGGCACGGCGCACGAATAGCACAAGTCCGATTACTACTAAAGGAGGTAGCGTAGTGAAGTACTATGAAGATGAGAACGGCGATTGGTCTTGGGACTCTCTGAGTCTGGAGGACTTAATCAAGCACGAAGCAGAAGTCGACTCGCACGAAGGTACGTTCATTGGTGATGGAGACGACTTTGATGAGAATGACGATGGCTGGAGCCTTGCTTCACACCAGTACTATCACGCAGACCTGCTTGACTACATAGAAATGCGCAAAGAAGATGGAGAGGTGGCGTAGTGTTTACATATATGGTAGATGTACATCATAGGGATAGATATAGTTTGACTGCGACTACTGCAGCGGAGGCAATTAAGATTGCCCAGAACTGTGCAGTTGATAACTATGGAAATGCCTATCTTTACGATGCAACCTTTGACGTAGTACGAGTAGACATTCCCCAAGCAGGGGACTTAACGGATGCGGGGTTAGCAGGTGAGTGAGAAATACTACTCAGCCGATTTATCTATATCTATTGTAGATATAAAGGTAAGCAATAGAAAGCAAGCAGAGATACTTATAAATGAGTTCATAGACAGAATCGGACCCATTATGGCAGACGAAATCTGTTGGGATGAAGTCAATTTTACCATTCAAGAGAATGTCCTAGACGAGAAAGAAGGGGTATGGTATACAGATGAGTGAACCAAGGTGGCTAGACGGGGACGACATAGCCTTAGGTCTAGTAGATGAGTGCGAAGAGTGCGAAGATATCGACGATTGCGGCTGTGGTGAAGAAGACCCAGACCGCTGGGGGGATGAACTATATGAGGACTGAACAAGTACTGGGCAACTGCTACAAAGATGATAACCCTGATGCTTGGTTTCCAGAGGCACCGCAAGGTGCTCAGACACCAGCAAAAATGCAGGTGCTTGGGCGTGAAACGTCTAGGGCTATCATTCTATGCAACGCTTGCCCTAAGAAAGAGCCGTGCCTAGAAGAAGGTATGAAGCCGAAAAACTTGTCATATGGCATCTGGGGTGGTAGACTTGCAGGTGAGAGAATACTGCTAGCAGATGCCAGAGGCATAGAATATATGGTTAATGGCAGAACCAATGGTGAGTTCATCCATACAGGAGACCTCACTAAACGTGTAGGTAAGGGTAGATACAAAGGCTCTGTTGTAATCAAGGAGAGCGACGGAGTAACAGTAGAAGAAAAAAGAAATGCGCTTAACTTACTGAGAAGGCTCACGCCTTGGATTAGGAAGTAATATGATAAAGAAACTCGCACTACTGCTTATCGTACTAACCGCAGTATCACTCTTTGCTCGTTCGGTTAACCGAATAGAGCCAGAGTCAAAGATAACAGTAAGAGAATGGGAAGTATCAGACAGTAAGGCTTATGCTCAGGATGTAGTACTCGCTTGGGCGGACAACCAATACTTATGCCTTGAGAAACTATGGACTAAAGAGTCCAACTGGAGACCCGATGCATATAATAAAGTAAAGGTTATGGGCAAGAACGCTGGCGGCATACCGCAAATACTGGGTATGTCAACACAAACACCTGCACCAAAGCAGATAGACAGGGGCTTCAAGTATATTATGCACAGGTATGGCACACCTTGCACCGCTTGGAAGTTCCATCAGAAGAAAGGTTGGTACTAGTGGCAAGTTATGAGTACAAATGTAGCAACGACTCAGAGGTAGTTGTTATCAGTAGGGGTATGACCGAAGACGAGATTATCCCATACTGCGACACGTGCAATCAACCTATGAGCAGAGTATACTCACCACCGCCAGTCAAGTTCAATGGGACTGGGTTCTATTCGACAGGAGGGTAATGTGGAAGACGACGAAGACCTATCACAATGCACCAGATGTGAGGGAATGTTCGAGAGCGAGACGTTACATATACTACTAGACTGGAGCGTATGTGAGATGTGTTTGGACGATATATGACAGATGATGAAAGACAGGAACTATGCAATAGCATCGTCGAAGGAGTAGAGCAATACTTCGAGACATACGACTGGGACAAAGCATTCAAGAGATATCTGGAGGGGAAATGAAAGATAGTAATTGGGACTTAGACTATAGGGCTGGGCTACTTGGTGAAAGCAAGATAGCCGACCTGCTGCACTTGGATACCGTTGAGGTCAAGACAGATAGACGTTGGCGTGAGACTGGCAACATCTACATCGAGACTGAATGTTTCTATCAAGCGGATAACGAATGGAAACCGTCTGGCATACGAGTAAGTCAGGCTACCCATTGGGGTTTCGTGCTAGAAGATACGATACTGATAGTGCCAATGTACAGGCTCAAGGAAATTATCTGGGAACACGGCAAGCCTATCACTTGCAATATCCCACCTAATCCTACAAGGGGTTATCTCATTAAGCCTGGGGCTTTAATAGAGTGCGTACGTGCTGCTAAGAACTTTGAGATTGAGGCACACAATGAATACGAGACTGATAGAATATATGGGTGATGGCTTAGCCTTATTCGTCGGTATCGTCAACCTTGTTGTCGCTATCATTGTCCTTACCATCGTCATCCCTTTTATCGTCCGTCTCATCCTTGTCTAGGAAGGGACGATATCCACCAAGTCGATTGATAATCTTCTTGATGGCACGATTGTGGCGCATACGCGCTGCATCATCACTAGAAAGTTGAAGTTCCGTAGCAATCGAGGAATAGTCCAGGGAGTTAGCATACTTGAGGAACAGGATAGACATATCTTCTTTACTCAGCGTGAGGTATGCAGCCTTAATCTCGGCCATCATCGCCATTAGATTACCACCTTCTGATGGTGCTGATGGTCGTCCTGGCATTCCAAGATTTAACTTAGGTGCTTCTGCAATATCGCCACGTAAGATGGCTGGTAGCAACGCTTCAATAACATCTGCCTCGTAATAGAACAGGTCAGATAGTTCATACCCAATAGACTTAGACTTCCATAGTTGGCAGTAGTCCAATGCTTGATTACGTAGCGAACGATACAATAAGTTCTGCGCTGAGCGATTGCCCAACTTCTCCCACTCGGTTAACTTACGTGGATGCGACACAAACCATTCGTAAAGCGACTGCTTAATGTCTTCGCGCTCGACCATTGTGTACTTCTTGTGGTATTCATCTGCAACGTGAGCGGCTATGTATTCCCACTTCTCAATACGTTCCCAGTTCATCGACCCCATACCTTGCCTTCAACAATGAACGACCCGTCCTTTGCGATTGGAATAGTAACTGGTACGACTGTGCGACCGTCAACGTAGAGCATACCAAAGCCTTGCTGCCAAGTAAACAGTCCACCCTTGATATACTTTGCTTCTTTATATTTCATAAGATTGCCAACTTCCATACCCCATACGGTCTGAGGCGTGGCGTTGCCATAAGATTGAGTGTGATGTGATAGACCCATTCGGTGCGTATGACCGCAGACAACGGACTTACCTGTACGCATAGCCAAACCTAAGGCTGTAAGCCCTCCAGTTGACTTCATAGAGCCTTCATCACCGTGCATTAGCAACCAGTTAGGAGCCAACTCGTAAGGCTTTTCGTGATATGTAGCGCCGATGTCTGGTAAGCGCAAGAATTGTGGTAAGTCCAACTCGGGTAGCCCGAGTAACCCAGGTGCTCGCATCATAACTGTGTTATACAAACGGTCGGTGTGGTTCGACCGAATGATATGCTTAACCTTGAGTGACTCGAGCACCCGAGTGGTTTCGTCTCTATCCCGTCCGATAGAACGCTCATACTCTAGGGGAGTACCCTTTGACCATTTAGATATAGTCTGCATATCCATCTCGTCACCAACTGATACTACTTCGGTTGGCTTGTATGCCTTAATAAAGGCAGCAAGGTTAGCAACCGCACGTTTATCGTGGTAAGGTATCTGTAAATCGGACACGCAGACTATAGTTTTCATTTTTTCTTTTTAACCGCTTTCTTCACAGTCTTTTTAGCGGGAGCCTTTTTGGCAACAGCCTTCTTGCCAGCGCGGCGTTTGTTTTCTTTGGCTACGTTGTCTGACTTGCTTATCGTTTGCAGATTACTTTGTGCATCGCTACCAGCACGTCCACCATTATCTTTATGGTCAACTTCCGTAGACCTAGGTAGGTTCTTGCCTGTGGCTTTTTCATATTCAACTCTAGCCTTATTGCTAGATGTAGTAACCGTAGTGCCGTCCTTTTTCTTACGCTTGAACACGTAGATTGGTCGACCGCCGTTTTGTTTACTGCCTTTGTAAGGTCCAAAAATTTTCATTAGTTATCCCATTTTCCTCTGAGTACCAGCAACCCAATGATTGCATAGTTAGCCATATCTTTGAATGAATCCTCTAGCGATTCGTGCTCTGGGTTTGCACCGCTATCGGTTAGGTTATTGATACGCGCCAACTTGTCGTGCATTCGTACGCGTAATCCGTTAATTGGACCGCCAGGAGCATCAGAGATATTCCTTGGGCCATAGTCACGGTGCTTGCTGAGTAGCAAGTCTCCCAGTTCTGTAGTAATCTTACCTAGATGAGTCTCTAGTTGCATCTCTCTATCTACTGCCTTCACTTGTCCTCCTCTAGTAGTTGCTTTAATTCTTTATCTATCTCAAACATATATTCGTGTATGATTGCATCTTCGACCAGTCTCTTCATCATTGGTATATCAGACTCGGCTGCATATAGCGTAGCGTAAGTTAGTTCAACGATGGTCTTGACTTCTTCTGGGTCGTCTGCCTTCTCATAGAGTTGGCGTAAGAGGCTACCGAATAGCAACTGATAACCACTAGGTAAGGATATAGTGGGATTGAATTCTTCTTCATCATTGTCATCAACCATATGGTCTACTGCTTCGAAGATGTTATCGAAGTGCTGCCCACATACTGAGCACGGAGGTATATCAGTCAACGTTTAGTCCTATCTTATCTCGGATGTAGTCTGCGCCGTACTTGACGTAGGATGAGTTAACGTCCTCTCCGTCTTCCATTGTAACCACTGTTGTGGGTAATTCTTTTGCAAGTCCTCGCGCAAACTCGCGTCCAGGCTCATCGCCATCGGCAAAGATAAAGACACGTTCGAAATCAGCGAGTAATCTGGTGTAGTGTTTCTTCCACGAATTTGACCCAGGAACCCCGATACACGGGATACCAACGAGCGCAGATAACGTAAGCGTATCGATTTCACCTTCGCAAACACCAATCCAATCACCTGCCTTCTCAATGTCTAACACGTTGTACATCTTTGTCTCTGCCCCAGTCATACCCATATACTTGGGTTCAACTGCTGGGTCTAGCGACCTAAATCTTAAATCAACTACGCCTGTCTTGGTAATGTACGGGATAGATAGTCTGCCTTTGTACTGTTCGTGTCCTGTCTCAGGCTCCGCGACTACGCCTAATCGCGCCAGACGTGCTGCTTCCCTTGTTATTCCCCGACTTGCTAGGTAGTCTTCTGCCAGATGAATACTTTCCGCGTACTTCGTGCTGGCTCTGCCCAGTAATTCCTTCTGCGATTGACTTTGCTTCACGTATATCGCACCTTTCTTGTTTCGCAATTATTTGAATGCTATTGCCTTGCATACCACACGCGAAGCAATTGAATATGTTATTTTTAGTATTGAAACTTGCACTAGCGTGAGAGTCGTTGTGGAATGGACACTTGACGTTGACTTGACCGCTAGAGCGAGTAATGTTTGCACCGTAGTGCTTGAGTACTGCTACTATGTCTGGTAAATCATCCACCAAATACATCGCCCAACCTTAACACTAGATACGAATCTGCTATTGATTTTCCTCTGGCTTTGATGACGATTGCAGGTAGAACCAGTTCTTCTTTGAGCGCTCTTGCTTCCGCATAATTTCTTGCTTCTGCTTGAGCCTCTTTCGTCCAACCGCTGAGGTTAATAGCGTTGCCCGCCCCTGGGGCTTTACATTCAAGGATGCCGATAGATGCATTAATGAAGTCTGCGCGGACAACAACGTCTCCTTCATCTTTGCTACCTCGTCGAGCAAGTCGCTCAGCGTCGAATCCAAGTCCTCGAAAATAGTCTTTGATGTCTGTTTCATAGGTTGCACCTCTAGCCTTGTGGCTTTTCCGTGTTGTCATCTTCATCCCCAAAGTTAGGTACTTCTACAGATTCGATTGCTGTACGTAGTGCATTTTCAAAGTTGCTGGTTACTGCGTCTGCTGCATCTTGCCAACCCTGTAGGTAGGCTTCTTCTAATGACTTCATAATTTCTCCTATACGTTCTCTGGTATATCGTCGATGTACATATATTCTGGATTAAACGCTAACCAAGTCATTAGCGTTCCGTTTGCATCTGCTCTTCCATAGCGATTCTTGACTGCTGCAACGCCCATTGATGTGCCAACAGTCCCGAGTGTGCATATGAGCGCAGGGAGTTGAGAGACTTTTCCTTGTATGGCGCTTCTTGGTTGGCAAGGATTCCCTGGAACTGCCTCCGAAGTATGATGTAGTACAACAATCGCTGCATTAGTTGCTCTCGCAAGGTACTTCAACTCCTTCATAATGGCTCTCATAGATGCAAATTCTTCTCCACCATCGGTGGCTACATCCATAAGGTTGTCCAAGACGATGAGGTGTGGGCTGCATCCCCACAACTCCTCAAACGCTTGGACTTCCTCATCGATGTCTTCAAGTGTTGGCGATGATTCGAACGACCAAACTATATGGCTTCCTCTTTGGAGGACTGCTTTAGTCCATCCAACATCAGTATTAAGTTTCTGTTCAACCTCTGACTGACTCTTCCCCGAAATCATAGAGGCTAAACGCATAGCCATCGTGTGAGCATTGGTATCTGCTGATATGTACAATGTCGGCACGTTGGTCTTGAGTGCAAGTGCTAGGGCTAGCGTTGATTTACCAGCCCCAGGAGCACCTGCAAACATAGAAACTTCTGAACGACGCATTACAATTTTGTTCTGTTCAAACGCCCTAAAAGAACTAGGGAGAGGTTCCCCTCCAATTGAGGCACGTCCGACTGAGCGAACTAATGTTCTCATATGGCACTCTCCTTAGTTAGTTTAGAATGGAAATGGTTCTTGCTTTAGTTGACTGGCTTGCATTGGTCCGCGCCCTGAGGCATCGGACAGACCCACATCGCGTAAGGGTTTCCCGTCTTGCTGGAGATTCCCGACTTGTACTTGCGTGGGCCGTGCTGGCACGTTGGACCACCCTGTTGTTGGGTTGTCGGAGCCATAGCGGATGGAGCCTGAGCCTGGGGCGGAGTTGAGTAAGGCAGAGGCGTTGTGCTTGTAGTGGAATCGGTAGTCGACAGGGGGGCTAGGGTACCTGCTGACGCTAGCATCCGCTGTGTTGCGTGAATCTGTGTTGCGTAATCTCCAATACCTTCCAGAAGAACGCTCAACTCATCTGCGCTGTTAGCACGGATATTGATTAGGTCTCCAGTAGGTAACTTATAGTTGACTTGTAACTTCCAGTCCTCAGCCATATTATTTATCCTTCTTGATAGAGAATTGACAGTACTCGGTTAGACCGCACATATACTGGCAACTGTTTGTGTTGGGTAAGAATAACCCAGCCTTTAGTGATTTGTCAAATGTTTCAATTAGATACTCCATCTTTTCATCGGTATACTCGGATAGGTCTACCATTTCAGAGATGTTGTTTCCGCGAGACATATAGTACGTACCCCACTTAACCTTGACACCAAAAGTCTTTTCGATGCCTAGTTTGTAGAAGCCTAGTTGCAGGCTGCTTGTGGGTGTGTTCTGCGAGGTCTTGAGGTCGACTATGACAAGTTCACCGTTGACTTCAAACACTCGGTCGATAATCATCTTAACCTTAACATCCTTGACTACAGGAGTTAGGGCAAGTTCTATTCCTGGGTTGCCATCTGGTGCTGTCCAGATTTTCCAGTTAGGATTAGTTTTACGCCATTGGATATAACCATCGACCCAGCGAGGGCCAGCGGTTTGCCAGAAGGTAACGTCTTCCTTGTTTGGATTAGCCTTAGTTGCACGACCACCAACACGTGCATTGGTTAGGTCGGTATCACCCTTACAGACATTCCACGACTCAACCCATAAATTCTGAATATCATTTATCATAGGTTGTCCTTGTCGTAGGTCTCACACGCTAGGTGAAATGCTGAGCCTCCGACAGACCATACCGACGGAGCCTCTTCCTTGTTGAGGAGTCGACCGAGGTAGTACTGATAGCCACAGGTGAGATAGGTTGTAAAGGCAGAGTAGGATATATGCTCTGGTAGATTATATTCTTCTAGTTTAATTGACATAGGTAGAGTATAAGCCCATAGTTGGTGATTTGTCAATTGTTGAAAGATTTGACATTCGCCAAAATCTCTGTATACTTGGTTATGTAAGTAAATATATATATTATATAAGGCCGAAGGCCTTTATATATCATATATATAATAATCATTATACACATTAGGAGAGATATGTCAAACTTCTTTGAGACGTTCGTTGCAGCACTTGCAGGCATCACGGTATTTTACCTAGTTGAGGCAATCTACTACGAAGTAAAGGCTCGCTATTTAGGCAAGCAGTACACCGATTATATAGATTACCTAGAAGAAGAAAGCCAGAAATAACCCCTTAGAAACGACAAAAAGACCCCTCGCCATAGCAGAGATGCTAGGGTAAGGGGTTTTCTTGTCTTAAAAGGGCCTTTAAAGGCTTATTAGGGCTACTTCTTGGAGCCAAGTCCAAACGCGTCATCGTTCATATCTGCCCATTTAATGGCTGGAGCGACGAGAGCAGCGATTAGGGCTGCGTACTGTGGGGCTAGGTCTGTCAGTAATTGGACTCCTGAGAATACTGCAACAGCAGCAACTCCAGTAGCCCAAGCCTTGATAGCCTTGACTTGCTTAGGTGTTAGTAACTTCTTCATTTGTTCTCCTTCTTCTTAGGTAAAGGCTTAACTGCTGCCTTAACCTTGTTGATGGTTTTGGGTTTTCCCAACCAAGGAAACCAGGGTGATGTGTCATTACCGCAGTTGTCTTTGATTGATATATGTAAATGCTTATTGTGGGGATTGCTGCCAGTATAAGTCTTATCGCCCTTGCCAGGCATCCATATTAAACCTTTGAAGATTAAGTATTTGACTCGCTTGTCTTCTTTAAGTTTATCGTAGATTTCGTGGCAATCAATACCCCGTGCTGAATCGTGCGTAAGGTCTACAGCGAAACCAGTATTGTGGTCGCTGTTAGGACTCTGACTGATATGAGCAGCAGAAGGAAGAAGACCATCGCTGGCTTTGGCCCGACTCGGTGCTATAGCCGTTGCTTGACGCAGAACAGCAATTGCAGCAGGTGTGGCTTTCTTGACTACAGGTTTCATTCATTACTTCCCTTTTTGAATTAATATCTGATATAGAATTTCTACTTTTTCTTCTAGTCTAATGACCGAATCTTTGAGGCTTGAGCCTGAATTTGGCTTTAGTTCATAGAGGTAATGCTTAACCAACCATCGTACAGAACCAGCAAATGCTGATACAATTACAATGATGGATACGATTAAGCCAGCCCAGTTTGCTGCGGTCATTAGTTGCGCTCCTAAGAGTTATACGGTACGTAGAGTTATTTGAAGTATTCCACCAAAGCCATCAAAGCGCTTATCTGGTGGGGTTAAACGGGAAAACGTTACTTGCTCTATAACTACTTGGCGTGATTCTCCAGTAGTCAAATCCTGCCAAGTTATAATGTCCCCTGTTGCTTCTATATCTTCGATTAGACGAATCTTATCGAATGCTCTTCCTTCGTATCCCAATAGCACGTTGTATCGGTCGGTCTCGATGTCGTAGCAATAGACAGGGAATTGAACGATACGCTGACGTGGTGTAGCAATTGTAGCCTTTGCTTGGTAGCCTTTGAATACTGGCCCCTTGCTTGAATCTGTTCCATCGCGGTACATAATAAACTTGTATGCTACATACTCTTGTGGAGCAGACGGAGATGATGTAGTTACTTCTGGAGCACCAACTGATGCATCGTATGAGATAACGTCAAAGACTGTACCGTTTTCTGCAATAATATTTAGAGTTGTTGAACCAAAAGTAAAGTCGCCGCGACCGAGAAGGCGCTTGAAGTTCTTCTTCTCAAGTGTGTTGTAGCGGATTTTACCTGTGGTAATGTAGCCACTAGGTACTAAAGTGGATGCAGATTCGACGTAGATTGCACCGTCAGTTACATCGTAGGCAGTTGTGAAGGCTAGTTGGTTAGTTACTCCGAGGAATGCAACACCAGTTGTATAGTGTCTTGCTGCTTGGGTAATCTGTAAGTCGTTTGCATAAGCAAAGAGTAAGGTGTCAATTTCTGTACCTAGGTCGATACGAGTAAGTCCACCGTCTAGAGCACCAATACCAGTTGTTGCCCAAATAAATCTATCTCTTCCAGCAAAGTCGTAGACTGGCTGTGATGTCTCAACGATAAGAGGGCCATAATTAATAGAGCCGTCTTGGTCGTTGACCTGTGCGGCACGGACACCCTTGTTAGTTCCTATCATCATATAGCCAACATAGTAGTATAGTTTTTCTACGAACTCTCCAGCGGGAAGTTCTGCTGCTACTACTGCTTGGCTAAGGACTGGCATAACGCCATTAGTTCCAAGTGTATACTTCTGGATTGTTGAATAGATACCAGAATGACCAGCAGTGTAGATGGCCGGGCCAGAAGCAGCGATAGAAGTGTAGTGATAATTAGTGTTTGTGTTGGTGTAAGATGCAGACGGTAGTGAGGATGCAACGGTAGATAACTCGTACACTTTGTTGTTAAGGCAAAGAACAATACGGTCTTTAATGAACTCCATAGTTGCATATTCAATTTCGATATTAGCATCTTGGAACATTTGAGTGACATCACCAGTAGCAGACGGGTTAGATGAACCAGTAGTTGAGTCACCTGATAGTGGCTTCTTGAACATAGTTACGCGTTGATTACCGCCTACTGTCTTGTT